TGCCGCGATCCCTTGGGCATGTGTGCCGGGTACTTCCTTTTGATTTTCTATAGGATGCATCGTAGGATGCCTATACCCACTTGTTATTACAAAAGGGAAACCACAGTACGCCCGTAACTCATCAAGCTTCTCTAAGAACTCCATTTCCATATTATTAGTACCAGATACCTGACAATCAAACTCTTCTCTTGTGAAGTGTTTAAGACTCATCTACTACTTCTCCTTCTAATATGGTAGGTTGTCCTACGTCTACTGCACCAACACCCGTAATGTTAATCTGAATGGCGTTGCGACCACCATCTTTAACAATATCTTTTTCAAAAGCAGCAACAGGAAGGATACGATCCATAACTAGTTTCCATGCTGCTGATTGATTCTTATGTTCTGGGTCTAACGCTGCATCAAAGATAGCGTCCATAACAGCACGAGAACGAGGAGAATTAAGCATCCGTGCTTTGTACTCGTTGATAATGGCTGCATCACCCTTAGGTCGTCCAACAGAATTCCTGTTACCTTTCTTTTTACTAGTAACAGAACTTCTTTTAGGTCTACCCACTGGGTTTTTCTTTTCTGTCATACTGTATAGTCTCTACCTAGAAAGGGTTTCTGGTTTAATTCTTATACTTGTAGGTAATTAGTACTAGTAATAAGTACTTATACAAAGTACTGTTTGTTATTGATCTATATATAGGTATATTATAGCATACTTTTATCCATTTGTCAACCCCTAATAGCACTTTGTAGGGAAAATACACTGTATTTACAGCACAGATTCTATGCATTTACAGTGCAGATTAGTCTTATGCCCTAGGATTATAGTAAATTATTGATATATAACTAAAAGATCTAGTAGTAAAGACTTCCAATTTTGCTCTTTTTTGTGTCTGAGAAGGACACGCGCGTTGTAGCGCTGCAAAATCCCCCTCCCCTGTATGTTTATACAGTACTGTACAGATAAACAGTGGTTATTTATACAGTACTGGTTAGACATACAGTAAAGAGTGAGAGTCTGAGAAGGTGCCCCATAGGCCTATGAAAATAACCCTAGGGTTAAAAAGGTAGCAGTTGACGCTCTTGATTAATGAGAGTAGTATTGGCAATGGGTAATGATGCCCTATGACTAAAAGGTAATTTTGATATGACACAAATTGAAACTAAAGCTAACCCTATCGCTGTAGCTGTTCGCACTGCTATCCAAAAAGCAGATGATGCAATCGATAAGGCGCGACAATCGGAACTCGAAAAGATCATGAAAGTAATCGATACCAAATCGGTAACGAAAGAGGATCTGAAACCAATACGCGCCAGTTTGATCGAGTACTACACCGAACGATCAAAAGCGAAGGGCGGCGATGGCAAGGGTGCGGCGAACGCGGCCAGTCGAGTAACGCGATTGTTCAAGGTAGCTTTCAACCTAGACAAAAAGCTGTGCGAGACGTGGAACGTTAAAACGCCAGACGATGGTAAGGCACTACTTCATCGTCTAATCACTGAGAACGATATCAAGTCGATCAAGGTATTAGCTGAGGCACTAACCCCACCAAAAGATGAAACAGAGGGTGAAGGTGACGGTGAGGCAGATGACGACGGCGGCGAGATTAAAGATTCGGAAGTACAAAACCCACTCGAATTGCTGGCCGGATATTTCGCCAATTGCAAAAAGCACTCGCATACACCGGACGAGGTTTTCAATCTTATCCAGCAAGTGAGTACTAACCGCGAGGCATTCGATAAGATCTGGAAAGCCGTTCCCACTAAGCACAGCTAACCCGTCCAATCCGTAGCAGTACCTTTAAAGCCCGCCATTGTGCGGGTTTTTTTGTGCCCGTAAAAAAGCTATGACATTCATACTGTTAATGTGACTTGACACCATTATAACGATATGAGATAATATGTTTGGTGGCTATTCATTCTAGTTATATATGAGTGAGTGGTCGCATTCAAAAATAACCCTAGGGTTAAAAATGGAGACGTTAATTATGATGATTCAATATTTAAACAAACGTGCAAACCGTGAGTGGTTGGGCATCGTCCCTGAGTTCTTTGGTCGTGGGGTTGTATGTGCGCGTATCGAGGGTGGCGGTATCGCTACCGTTGCCGATGAGATGAACGAGTCGTATGGTATGGGTGGTTTCAGTGATCATTGGCGTGGTGAGATAGATGATGATGGTGTGTACCATGCACCAGAAGATGAACCACTTGAGCCATTCGCTAGTGTGTCGTTTGGTGGGTGGACAATGTGGGCATATCCTTACTCAATATTTGGGATCAAGGACAGCGTAGGTAATCAACGTGTTGGGAGGTTTGACTGATGATTAGTATTACTAAGGCACAGCAACAGGCTTTGCTACGTAAGTGGAGGGATCACGACAACGGTATGACGTACCGCCAGTTCAGGGGCAGCGTTTACCCTATGATACGTGGTGATGGTGCTGTCGTGGTGAAGTGGTGGACGATGTGGTTATGCATCGAACCTAACGGGTATGTGTGTACATAGGAGAGGGAGATGGGTGAAGTAGTTCAGTTGTTTGACAAGACAAGGGTGATGGCTAAGTGTCTGTTGTGTGGTGATACGGACGCTTGCCTAGTTGACACGCATTCGTGGAGGGAATACACTGGTGACAGATCAAGGCTTGTTCAGGATGTATTCCCTGATGAGGATAGGTGGACAAGAGAGGTACTTATAGGTAATCGTACTGGTGCCTATATGTGTGTTGAATGTTGCATAGAGGAGGAGTGAAATGAGTGATTATTTATTAACCAGTAAGGAACAACTAGACGAGCATCGTCGATGCCTCAATGTAATTCGTAGTTCTATTGAGTACGACATGGTCAACAGTCCGCACGGTACTGAGTTCGAGGAGCTAGAAGTACTACTCAACGACGCAGTGCATAAGCTGGACGATATCTCTGACTTACTGAAAGAGCATGTCTACGCATACGATGTGACTGTGACTGTTACTCGTCGTGTGTATGTCAATGCATCGGATGAGTGTGATGCGGAGCAAGCTGCAATGGACTACGCTGTCAGCGAGCTAGACTGTCCTATCGACTGGAACGAGGATGATGTGCAGGTGTTTCGTGATGAAGATGAAGAGACCACTACGGTCTATGATGTGAAGGTGTAGTGTATGGCTATTGATACATGGTATATAGTGCAGAAGTTTGACCGTAAAACGTGGGAGTGGGAGGAGCGCGACAGTGATGGCTCTTCGTACAACTCTACGCTTGACAATGCAAAGTACTTCTGTGATCTTTATGCAAGAGACGGAGAGGAAGTCCGTGTAGTTAGAGAGGAGGTAGTGTATGAACCCGATGCCCAGTCTGAGTAAGATGTCAGGTAAGCTGGAAGGTATACAAGCAATCAATACCAATACGGTAACGAATGAGTTCTGTATCAAGGAGTCTAAGAAGAAAGACCCCAAGCGTATATGTGGTAAGTGTTACAGTGTTAGTATGCTTTCTAGTTATAGGAAGAACTGTCAACCAGCATTCCAGAGGAATAGTGACATCCTCGCCAGTGATGTGGAGTTTGTGTTGCCGCGTACCTCCGGTGCATTCGTGCGGTTTCATGGGCATGGTGAGCTGATAAATGAGCAGCACTTCCGTAACTTTTGTGCGATAGCTGAGGACAATAAGCACTCTACGTTTGCGTTGTGGACTAAGCGTGTGGACTATGTTCGTCCTAATCTACATCTTGTTCCTAGTAATATGATTCTTGTTTATAGTAATCCTATTATTGATAACGTGATGTCATCTCCACCGCGTGGATTCGATCGTGTATTTAACAACGTATCGGAGGAGTTCGACGGAGAAGCCAACTGTACTGGACAGAAGTGTATGGATTGTTTATTATGTTATAAGCGTGACACCACTAAGGTGATCATTGAACATGAGAAGTAGGAGGACGTATGGGACGTGAATCATGGGAGCAGTGGCATGACGATTGGCATGATCGTGATGAGTGTGTAGGTGATTATGCAGATGAGTATCACCAAGATGACATTGAAGCTTGGAAGGAGGAGAGAGATCGTGAAGTTGAAGTACCACATGACACACCAGCAAATAGCTGATGAACTAGGTATCAGTCGTCAGATGGTACGTGTTATTGAATACAAAGCATTGCGTAAGCTAAGTAGATCACCTATTCTTCAGGCTTATGCAAAACACATAGATGATTACATGGAGGAATATCATGGGGAGAAACACCCGCCGGTACGTTAGGAATCACAAGCCGCGCTGTAAATCAAGAGGTAATAATACCTATCACCCTATTAGCAAGAAGCGTAAACGTGTGGTATACTAATCTTTATAGACTATATAGTAAGTACTTAGTATTATTAGTATTACTACTATTACTAATTACTTACTACTTATTACTATCTAAATAGGAAATTATTATGGATGAGTCAAAGCGTAAGAACATGATCGAAGAGTTAACGGAAGATGAGATGTACAACGTCAACTACATGGCGGCTATGAACATGTTGTTTAACATGATGGCGGTGGAGTTTGAGGCGATGGATGACAAGACGTTAGAGGCTCGTTATCTTTCT